TTTTTATTTGTTTTTGTTTTATTTTTCTTTTTGGTTTTAGAAATTATTTGGGATGCAATAGCTCCAGCTAACATAGGTATCGCAGACATTCAAACAACAAATAAGTACTATTTAAGATGATTAATGATAAGTGCAATATCTTCGATGGAAAAATTTTCCGAAGATAACCAACTTTCAAAAGACCAGAATAAAGTGTTAGAATGTAGTTTAATATGAGATGTAAAAGCAAGAGAATAGTCAATAAGGGCATTAATTGCAACCTCACGATCCATGAGAAAAGAATGATTGATAATTTATAAGAATGCTATAGCGTAATAGCATGCACGATTTTAATATTGTATAACGAAAACTTTGAAATCGTTCGGATATCCAAGTATATCCGATCGTTATACATTTAGGAAGTTTTATGCTATGTGTGTTTTGGCAAAAATGCATTTAATACCTTTCTTACATGTTTTATTTATAGCCCAATATTTGCAGACGCGTGCGTCAACAATTTTGGGTTCATGTTTAGGATTAATATTTTCGCCATTTAACACTACAGCAACTTTAACTTCAGGTGGTTTATTCAATAAAGGAAATAAACGGGGAGCTAGTAAATAGTTACGTGCATCAATTTCACATGTATCCAACCAAGTATAAAAACTAGCTAAATCAAATTCGGGTAAAGCCTTAATTTGATGAGCTCGCATCCAATCATTAAAATTTAGATTTGGATATTGGTCAGTGCTATATGCATGATTATATGCAACATTTCTAAGTCCATCTTCACCAAGTTTAATTGGTAAAATACGTGGATGATTTTCCAAGACATGTTTACATAAATCACCTATAATAGGTGTATTGATATCAGTAAAACTATATGCTAGAATCTTCTCGCCTAATTTCCTTAATGGTGTAATAGATGTGGGTAAAGCAACCGTTACGTGTAACTTGGCTAGTTGACGTGATAAATCACACATACTATCTAAACCACCAAACCATACCTCAGGACTATAAAACCTAGCAAGAAAATTGACTCCATTTTCGCCACGGCTAAATTTTTCTAGTTCTAATTTTTGGCCCACTTCCAATGATGCTTTTTGGTATATAGTTGGATCCTGATCAGCAGTTAAGCCATCATCTCCAGCATATAGACCTAAACTATCCCAAGCCTCATCGGGTGTGTAAT